TTATATTAGCCATTTAAGGCTAGGCGATTCTTATAATCGCAGTACCTGATGCTTTTGCTGGAAAAACAATAGTGAAGTCGCCTGCTGTAGAAGTTTTATCTCCACCAAAATCAATTGTTGCAACCGATTTATCACCATTAGTATCGTTGTAAATCATACAACCTCTAGCAGTAATGGTAGCTGTACCAAAAGTTAAATCTGAAAAGTCAGTAAAACCAACTGTCCCTGAGGTAAGTGGAGCTATGTTTGTTAAAGCTGAACCTCCTGAAGAGTAGTTAGTACCACTAGCTTGACCTGTGGTAGTAAAAGCTGTTGTAGTAGCTCCTAAAGTAGCTGAACTAGTATAGAGAGCTAATTTAAAGGAGTTACCACCAGAAGCAGAAAAATTATGTGTTGCTTCTAACAGTTCTTTTTTAAAACTAGTTGTTAATGTTGATGTAATTGCCATATTAAAGTTCCTTTAAAATCTTAGCTAAGTCTTCGTGACCTTGTGTGCGTAACAAGTTAGCCATCGTACATCGCTCACTGTTCATTGCACACTTTATATGATAAAGTATTGTATTATAAATAGCTAGTCTATATTCTTCTGCTTGTTGACGAATATGACCTTGTGCGTTTTCAGAAATACCGCATATTTTATTTGTACATTGTTCTGCCCACCACTCAGGGGTATGACCTCTATTCGTTTCGGTTTTTATTAAAACATCACCAAACCCAGAAACACCATCTGTAGGAAACATATTAATACCTCTTGGCTTCTGGTGCAGTTAATTGGGTAGGCATTTCAAAATCAGAACTTGTTAATTTATCCATATTCTGTTTTTGTAATTTTCTATTGTACTCACTCATCATACATTTTTTAAACACCCCTTCTTCTACAGTCATCACTATTGGGTCAGGTAATCTGTGGAAACCGTATATTCTTTCTTCTATAGGTACGTTAGTATCTAGTAAACCAGAACGAGCACCTACACCAACTTTTATTCCATTTTCTATACACTTAGATAACCAAAACTCACAGCATGCTTTACCTGCTTCTGCATAATGCAGATTTCCTTTATAACTAAAATCTATTCCGTAAATACTTATTTGTGCAACTTCTTGATAAAGTGCGTATGCAAACGCAAAAGGTACTGTGTTATTTAAATATGCACAGTCTGCATATTGTACTACTTCTTCTATAGGGTACACTTCTATGTTTGGCACTCTTTCGTCTAGCTCACAACTGTAAATTGGACCTTTGTAATTTTTGAACATGGTTTTCATAATACCAGTCTGACTACCTGCATCGTCTGTGTCTAAAAATCTACTCGCAGGATCTAACATAAAAATTCTATCACATTTAGTTATTTCACCCATACAGTTTATGCCCCACACTTCATCGTACTTGTTGCTGTATATTTTTGATAAATGATAGTCTAATTGGCTTTCGCCCATAGCTATAATTGCAACATGCTTGCCCTTGAGTTCTGGTATTTTCATGCTTGTGGTTCTCTCCTTATTTCATCGTACCTGTATCGGTCTCTGGTTGATTTACCCTCACCAAGATTTTTAAGTCCTAGCAAGGCTTCTTGAAATTTCTGTTCATAGGATGGGATAACTTCGTAATTTTTTAAATATGTACATGCTTCTACTAAAGAACCGTAGAGCATAGCATTAGGAGCGTTTGTTGACAACCAGGTGGTGCCAGTATCTCCTGCTGAAGTAAGAGAGGTGGGTCTATAAAAATAGTGCAGCTCAAAATCTAAATTTGTAGCTGGTGTAGGTGCGATAATAAAAGTACTATCGTTAAATTCTGCATAAAATCTCGGCACTCCTGTAGTGGCAGGATTAGGGTTAAAATCTCTTATAAAAGAAACTTGTTTTAGTAGTAAGTACTCATACGCTCCAGCACTGTCCTTAACGGCTAGGCTAAAAGTAGATAAATAATCACTAGAGGGCACTCCTAAATAAGGAGAGTTTGGCGTTGCTTTACCGTCAACGTTTTTCTTAAAAACATCTAATTGTACATTTTTAAGGATTCTTTCTTCTGTTGTTTCTATAAAATCATCAAGATGAGATACGAAACTTGTTTCTGTGCTTTCAAGATAATCTTGTACAGCTGTTTTTAAACTTGAATATGTCCAACTCATGCTACCACCGTCGTTATTGTCACGCTACCAACTTCACTTGTGGAAGTTAATCCTTCAAAACTAGAACCTATTGTATCACTATTTTCTGCCCACATGATAGGTGAACTTACTAAATTTACAGGATTAACAGGGTTAGATACTCTAACAAAACCTAGTCCTGTAGTAGGAGCAGAAACGGATGGTCTTGGTTCTCTAAGTGCTTCTGGGTCTGCTTTATGGTGTGCTGGTTCGAGTTGTGGATGTTTGATCTCGTAACATTCTTCACAAACTTTAAAACCTGTCCATTCTTTTTTCAGTTCTAAATAAGGGTAGTTGAATCCACACCTATCACATATAGCTCTAGCATGTGTTCCTAAAGCATACGCCATTAATAGTAACTTCTAGCTGGTACTAGGTTTAAAGAAACTCGACTTCTATCTTCATCTGCTGCTAAACTAAACTGCTCTTCATAGACTTGTTTTAACAACCCAGCTTTTTCAGGATTCTTTTTTAACGCTATATTGTACGCTAACCCACTAACCATACAAGGTATAAACCTTGAAGGTACATCAGGATTTTCTGTAGAAGTAGATACGTCATCAATACGTTGTATATTGTATGTTACAACTTGAGAAGTAATGTCTGGTGTTGGCCATACCTTTAACACAGGAGTAGTTTGTCTATCTAGAAAAAATTGAACTGGTCTACCAGAATTATCTTTGTTAGGAATATTTAAATATTCTGTCCTTCCTATCCTAGTTAGTTCTACATCAGTAGAAACACCAGCTGTCGTAGTTCTTAAAACTGCGGATATAATATCTATATCATAACTGTTTAAATTATAACTATTAGTTCCTACAACCATATCTAGGGTTACTGGTTCTATAGTCCACAAATTAACGCCTCTATTAGCCCAATCTGCGAACATAATATTAAGCGAACGCCTCGCGGTCTTTGCATCGTAACCTGTACGTTGTTCTAGACCTGCTAGTTCGTAGGCTTCTTCTATAGTGTCCGCTATATCTAAGGCAAAAGTTTTAGTGCCTGAAGTTGCCATTTACTTAAAACTCTTTTAATAAAGTTAGTACTATAACATACGAGTCAGCACTTGAGTGACCTGTGGTAGTTAGTGCTATATCTCCTGTTTTCCCACTGCCTGAGGTATTTCGTATACCGCCAAACTCTGTAAAGTCTTCAGCAGTTGTATAATCTGAATTTAAGTCCCAACAAATAGTATTGGTAGAAGCGTCCCACAAAAGTTTTACGCTCATACCAAAAGTAGAATAAACAATTCTAGCTAATCTTACACCAGTGCATGGGGCTGCATCGGTAGATCTACTTGTTAAAGCACTTACGTCAACTTTAGTTACTGCTGATTCGCCTGTACCATCGGATGTGTTGGTCAGCTGTATAACAGCCGACCTATCACTATCTGACAGAGTTGTTGAAGTTACTGCGTCTGCCATGTTCTACTCCTTAAATAATACCTGTAAGGTTAATTAATGAGTAATCGGTTGTTACATTAACAATCATAACTGTACCAATTACCTGAATAACATCTCCTGCTGCTGGTCCAACTGCACCGACAGCTCCTAAAGGAACTGCGTGGTTACCTACTACTAATGTACCTGAAGTTAATACTGTTGCAGGTCCTGAGACTGCGAACCAACCGTAAGCACTAGCAGCCATATCTACAATTGTTACACCTAGTGTAGCACCTGTAGTTGTAGCAGCTTGACCTATTAACCCACTGCGTGGATCAGGAATTAAAGTAATTCTTGAACTTGTTGTAATTGCTGTTGCTAAATCATCGTAGCAAGTAATTACTATTGATGGATCTGCTGAATGATCATGTGCTGGATTAGATTTAATTCTAAGCATTTGACCTTCACCTGCGGCATCATTTACATAAAGATAACCATTTGCGTATTGGTTAAGAGTAATGTCAGTACCAGCAGTTTCTACTGAAATTGCGGTTTCACCTGCTGCGACTCCTGCTGTTGGAGTAAGATCAAAATGATGTGCGATTGAAGCTGCATGAGTTACACATTTACCTGCTGTAACTGCAACTGCTGCTAATCTACCATAACTATAAACAGTATTACCGTAAAGTAATCTACTGCCTAAAGGAAATAGTTGAGTAAGTCCTGAAGTAAAAGGGTCTACTGTTCCGTATTGGCTACCGCCTTTACCAACAATAAAATCAGCAGGACCATATCCTGTTGCTGCTGCGTATTGAATGTGTCCGCCATCATCAGTAAAGATGTTACCATCTGCGTTGATTACCAACCCATCAGTTTCTGCACCTGTATCTGAATTTACATCGATAGTTTTAAAGCCGTTTTCTGAGCGGACTGCACCGCTAAAAGTTGAATTTGCCATAATTTCCTCCTGGGAAATAAGTTCTACTGTATTGGCTTGTCTGCTAGGTCAGTCTGTAGAACAAGTTAATTAATCCTAGATATCCTATTGTATAGTACTTTTCACAATAAAAAAAGGGGAAC